NATACCTTACCAGTATCTCAGTGATTAAGTAATCAGCTATGGAATCCTTACCAGTCGTTCTTCTTTCCCTAATCTCTAAAACGATTGTGCTACTCTGTAGTTTCTTGACCCTTATAATCCAAAATTCCACCGCTGTTTCTTGGGCATGCATATGCATCTGGCTTTGTTACGTAGCTTTCCGTTACGTATTCAAAATCAAAGTTACCATCCATCCCGCTGCAGTTGAAACGTTCGAGACAATGGTTCGCAAATTTCAGGCTGAATCAATGTTCGCTGAGGAAACCATTCCATGCATGGCAAGTGTAGGTGACAAGGACGCTGATCTCACCCCCGACCCACAAAGAGAGGATATAAAAATTGTGAAGTCGTCGAGGAGAGTGAGTTACCCCGTCCGTGTAGCACATGTAGCTAAGGCACAGGTGGGCCTCTTACCCAACTCTAGAGCCAACGAGCTAGTGTACTCTCGTCTCTGCAGGGAGGAGATGGTCAAACATGGGGTTCGACCAAGTCATATTGCCCACATGGTTCCATTGGCGGTGGCGGCATGCTTCATCCCGTTGGATAGCGACTTTTTAGCCGCTTCCATCAGACAGGGTGATGGCATGCGGGAGAGGAGGGCCCTTATTGGGGCCTCATGGGAGAAATAGGGAGGCCTATTAGTCACAAGCGGATTCACCACTCCTACTTGGAGAGGTGATCCGAGGGGTATGCTTGTGACTAAAGGACCTCCCCTCGCAAAACCCCGTAAATTGTACCGATTTACTGGGATGGGAACACATATTCGGTACGGAGTGCATGATCACTCATTGGGCAATGTTCGGCGGGGACTAGTGGAACGATTATATATGGTTGAAGTTAAAGGAGAACTTAAACCTACTCCAAAGCCCACCCCCGGAGCGTTCGGCCAACTGTCCCGGTTCAACCGCAAACTTGGTGTTCATCTTCCTAAGACCACCCGATTGACACCCAAGGAATTCCTTGGGTTTTATACGGGTCGCAAGTTAGAGAGATACCAAAGAGCAGTTGAGTCGTTAGAGATGCATCCCGTAAGGGAAAAGGATGCTTGGCTTAGCACGTTCGTGAAGGCTGAAAAACTGAATATCACAGCCAAACCCGACCCAGCTCCACGGGTGATACAACCGAGGGATCCTCGGTATAATGTGGAGGTTGGGCGCTATTTGCGACATAGTGAGGAAATGTTGTTCAAGGCCATTAATAAAACATTTGGCGGTAGGACTATTTTCAAGGGACTCAGCTCTGATCAAGCTGGTGTCGAGATGAAGGAACTCTGGGATTCATTCAAGGATCCAGTGGGCATAGGGATGGATGCCTCGAGGTTTGACCAGCACATCTCCAAGGATGCCTTGGAGTTTGAACATAAGATGTGGCTAAGCATGTTCCCTGTTTCCGAAAGGAAGGAACTTGCCAGGCTGCTTAGCTGGCAAATCAATAATCGAGGCCTTGCCCGATGTCCAGATGGGGAGATTAGATACAGAGTTGAGGGATGCAGGATGTCTGGTGACATGAATACCTCTAGCGGTAACTGCTACATCATGTGTGCAACTGTGCATAATTGGTGTAGTGAGGTTAAGAAACTCAAGCATTTTCGATTAGCCAATAATGGTGATGATTGTATGCTTGTTGTTGAACGCTGTGATGAGGAGTCTGTCCGAGAGGGCTTAATTGAGTACTACACCACACTTGGGTTCACTATGAAGGTGGAGCCTACAGTGGATGTGTTGGAAAGAGTTGAGTTCTGTCAGACTAGGCCTGTTCTGGTGAATGGAGCTTACCGAATGGTTCGCAACCTTCATCAGAGCATGTCGAAAGATCTGCACTCCCTTCATGACCTTGGAAGTCGTGTATCCAGAGAGGCCTGGGTAACAGCCGTAGGAACAGGAGGCCGATGTATGAATGATGGGGTGCCTGTGTTAAAAGAATTCTTTAAGCAATTCCCAGATTATAACTTGGGGTTAAAGAAGAATTCCGATATGGCACAGAAATTGACAGAGGACTGGAGGTACAAGTTTAATCGGACAAGTGCCTTTCAGGATGTCACACCCTCCCAGGAAACTCGGTACTCCTTTTGGCTAGCCTTTGGGATACTACCTGATGAACAAATTGCCCTGGAGAATGGCTTCAGCCCCTTGAGGGTTGATATCATAGATGAGCAGATCCAGGAGGAGGTTTCCCTCCTCCAGTTCTCTGGGGCATGAAAACTCACCAATTTCACCTTAAGATCGAGTCTAGATGGAAAATTCTGAAAATGTCCGTAGTGGTCGGCAAAACCGAGAGTATAGTAGGGATAGGCAGCAGGAGGGCGGCTATAAGGAAATTAGCAAGGCTGCCGTGCGTAAAGAGGGTGACGTTAAGCAAGATATGGGTCCATCAGTGTCTATGACTGTAGTTGGGGAGAAAGTTGAATTCACCCAGCACTTTCATTTCTGATGAAATACATAATTGTTCAGCAGAATGATCCTTTACCCCTTTTGGGGGTTTGGATCATAGTCATCATAATTATTGCAGTTATTGGTTTATTGAACCAAAGCCCTCCTGAAAGACCTTACCAAACTTTCAAAGAAGATAATTCTAAGATACAATACATTACTATCGGCGGACCCACTACTACAAAAGTGTCAACAAATTAATAATGCCTAAACGAGGAAGAGTTGGCCTGGCTGAATCTTTTCAGTCCAAGTCAAAGAAGCAGAAGGAGGCTGAGTACAATGCCTTTCAAAGGGAGAAAATGGAACGCGCACTTGTCAACAATGCGACCGCAGCGAGAAAGGGCTCTGGAATGTCTTTCAGACCACTCACTGTCCCTGTTGCTGGGTCAGTTATATATAGCAGACCCCGAGTGCCTCAGGTTCGCACCAATCAGATGTCCACCTTCGTGGTCAATACTGAATTGGTAGCCAATATTACTCTTGCTGCTGCTGGAGCTTTCAGCTTCACAACACAGCCATTGATACCCAGCTTTGGATCTTGGTTGGCAAACATTGCTGATCTTTACTCTAAGTGGAGATGGATTAGTTGTTCTGTGGTATACATCCCCAAATGTCCCACTTCCACTCAAGGGAGTGTGGTTATGGCAATTGTGTACGATGCACAGGACACTGTACCCACCACTCGGACCCAGGTCTCACAATGTTACCAGTCCATCACTTTCCCACCGTATGCTGGATATGGTGGAGCCTCTGCACTGAACCACAAGGGTTCTAGTGGTGAATCGTTGGTGTCTACTCTTGACACCAATAGAGTGGATAAGAAATGGTACAGCACCATTGGTAACGCAGCCTTTACTGCTCTCACATCAATAGATAAGAATCAGTTCTGTCCAGCCACAGCAATCATTGCTGGGGATGGTGGACCTGTTGCCGCTACTGCTGTGGGTGATATCTTTATGCGCTACGAGATTGAGTTCATTGAACCAGTCAATCCCACCATTAACATTTAGTCGCTTTCATAGATCCGTCTTCCCAGAGACGTTAAGAAGAAGCTGGAGAAAAATATTAGGTTAGAAGCTTGGGCGTGACAAACCCAAGTTGCATCTCTTACGTGGTTAATCACACTGTATGTTGACGAATAGGCCGGATCCTGGGAAACAGGTTTAACGGGCTCTCTGTGGTGGAGGGCCGACGCATCACCTATTTGTGCTCCAACAGTGGTTGTCATCACGTGTCCTGACATGGCTCCATGCGACAGCATGGGGGGGTCCAGAGTCAGTCCCCTCTTTATTTACCTAGGATTTCCTAGGAACCC